GGTGATCCGGGACATCACACCCACCAACCCGCGCGAGGGCTCGCCGGTCACGTAACGGGCCGTAGCCCGCGAATTCGCCCGGTCGCGAGTCGTGCGAGTCACGCGACTCCCGCGAGTTCGGCACGCTCTGCCACAAGTAGGGTCACAAAACCCCGCCCTCTGTCGCTCGGTCACCCGACGCCGAAGGGGGCCGCATGAGCGCCAGCTGCGTGTACCCCGGATGCGCGCGCGCGGTGGTCGGGACCGCGTACGGCGTGCCGGTCTGCCGGGCGCACCGGCGGCGGTGTGCGCTCATCTCGAACGCCGAGCGACGGCTGTGGGCACGGAAGCAGGGGCGGTGCTGCACGCGTCTGCTGCACGTTGACCGCCCGCGATCGGTGGCGCCACAGGTCCGCTGGTACGCGGACGAGGCGGTCGCATGACGGCCCCCGGCTTCGAGCACATCGGCGCCATCATCGCCCGCATGTCCGCCGACGTGGCCCGCGGACAAGCGCGGTGGCTGCGGCACGACCCGGAGTGCCCCTATTGGCCGCGCCTGACCCCGACCGACTGCGCTTGTTCGGCGCGGCCGGTGATCGACCTGTTGCTCCACATCGCACACCGGAAGGCCGCATGACGCCGTGCCCCGTGTGCGAGCGGCCGTTGATCCGCGGCGTGTGTCCAGAGTGCGAGCCGTCCGCGTTCGTGGACGCGATGTTCGCGATGGACGTCTCGCCGCAACAGTTCATCAGCCCCGCCCATTACGGCGCGTGGATGCGGCGCGAGCCGCTGCGTGTCGAAGGACGAGGAAAGATCAACGGCCGCTGGAAGGCCGTCGTGTTCCGGCAGTATGGACACAAGTGCGTCCATTGCGGCGCGACCGCGCTGCTCACGTTCGGCCACATCGTGCCCGTGGCGTTCGGTGGCTCCGACCAGCCGTGCAACGGGCTCGTCGAGTGCGAACCCTGCAACCGGCGCCAGTTCCCGCCGCTTGCGCCGTTCCTGGCGAGGGCGGCATGAGCGCGCGCGAACAGCTACGCCGCGAGCTCTCGGCGGGAACCCGTACGCGCGACCAGTGGGACGATCTCTTTTGGGCCGCGTGCGGTGAGGCGGCCGACGAAGAATTCGAGCGCCTGTATGCGGCGCCCCAGCGCCTGTACCTCGCCGAACTGCGCGCGCGTCCACGGTCGACCACACCGGACGCGTCGATGGCGGACGATGCGCCGGCGCTCGAACGATGGCGACGCGTCGTGTTGGAGCGGCCGAAGAAGTACGCGCCGCTCGACGTGGCCGCCGCGTGGGAGCTCACGGCCGCGGAATGTGATCGGCGCGGCGAGACGGACTATGCCAACGATGCCCGCGCCAGCGCGCGCGCTCAACTCACACGCAAGAGCGCATGACGGCCGTGCCGAGCTATGCAGACAACCTGGGCACGCGCGTGCCGTCGAAGTCGGAAGGTGCCGCCATCGCCGCCCTGCCTCCGTCGAAGCGGGAGCAGACCGTGGAGCGGCTGAACCGCGAGTACGCCGTGGTGCTCCTCGGTGATCGGCCAGCCGTGCTCTTCGAGGGCTTCGACGCGGAGGGCCGATCGTCGGTGCGCCTGCTGAGTATCACCGGCTTTCAGGAATGGCTACGGCCCGACAAGACGTGGACCGAAGACCGGCCGGTGGCGAGCAGTAAAATCTGGCTGGATTCGGAGAGCCGCCGGCAGTACCACGGGCTCGAATTCGCGCCGAGCGGTCAGATCCGCGACGGGTACTACAATCTGTGGAAAGGGTTCGCGATCGAGCCCGACCCGAACGCGTCGTGCCAACGGTTCCTCGATCACGTGTTCGAGAACGTGTGTCAGGGGAACGAGGCGCACTTCGCTTGGGTCATGGGCTGGTTCGCGCAGATGATCCAACAGCCCCAGACGAAACTCGGGACCGCGCTCGTGTTCCGCGGCCCGCAAGGGGTCGGCAAGTCGATCGTCGGGGATGAAATAGGCAAGCTGCTCGGGCGCCACTATCGGCCCGTTGCCAGTGAGCGGTTCGTGACGGGCCGGTTCAACTCGCACCTGTCCGACTGCCTACTGCTACAGCTCGAGGAAGCGACGTGGGGCGGTGACCACGCCGCGGCCGGCATGCTCAAGGACATCATCACCGGCACGCACCAACTCATCGAGTACAAGGGGAAAGAGCCGATCCGCGTGCGGTCGTATGTGCGCGTGCACGTCACGTCGAATAACGAGTGGGTCGTCCCGGCCGGCCACGAAGAGCGCCGTTTCTCGGTGCTCGACGTCGGCGAACAGCAGATCCAGAACACCGCGTACTTCCTCAAGATCCGCCGCGAGATGGCGGCCGGCGGGAGCCGTGCGCTACTCCATTACCTCCAAACGCTCGACCTCTCCGACATCCCGCTCCACCAAGTACTCCACACGACGGCGCTCCGCGATCAGAAAATCGCGTCGATGCGGCCGGAGATGTTGTGGTGGCTTGACGTGCTGGACGCCGGCGCGCTTCCCGGCGACCGAGACAGCAGCGGCACAACGCGCACCGATGCGCTCTTCCAGCACTACCTCGAGCACGCGAAGCGCCGCAACACACGTGGCATCCTCAGTGACGTGCAGCTCGGAATCTTTCTCCGCGGCATCGCGCCAGGCGTCCTGCGGAACCGCGCGAAGACGGTCGATCTCAATACCGGCAAGCGCCCCTATCAGTACGAATTCCCCCCGCTCCCGAAGTGCCGCGAGGCATTCGACCGCGTCACCCGATACGCCGTGGAGTGGACCGACCCGCGTGCCGAGTGGGGGGACTCGTCATGACTGGCCCGCCTGTCCCACCTAAACGACTTCACCAGGACGTGTGTAAGTCGTTAGGAATCGCGCCACTGTCCCACGTGTCCCACGTGCCCCGCCTTTTGAATTCACAGCGGAATGCGGCGACGCGTCCCGGCTGTCCCATTGGAGTCCACACCACAGCGAAAGTGCAAATCTCCTTTGTTTCTTATCCCTCTAAGACAGATGGGACAGGTAGGACAGTGGAGCCGCAATCAATCACTTACGCACGTCCCGGCCTAACGCGTCTACTGGGACAGGTGGGGCATCGGGTCGCGGCTCGAGCGGATCGCGCTCCGTGGGCTCCCCCGTCCCCCGCGCGCGCGGCGGGTGGTCCCGTCGGGACCGAACGGCGAGGAGGGCTGACGTGACCTTGCGATACGGGGAGCTGTTCGCGGGCGCGGGCGGCCTGTCGCTCGGATTGGAGCGCGCGGGCTTCGCGTGCGCGTGGCACGCGGAGCTGGACGAGAACCCGCGGGCCGTGCTCCGCGCTCGATGGCCCGACACGCCGCTCTACGGGGATGTCACGACGCTTGACGGCGCCGCGCTCGTGCGGGCGCACGGCCCCATCGACCTACTCACGGGCGGCTCGCCGTGCCAGGACATGAGCGTGGCGGGCAAGCGCGCCGGGCTCGCGGGCGCGCGGTCCTCGCTCTTTCACCACCAAATGCGCCTCTGGCGCGAGACCGATGCCGATCTCTGCCTCTGGGAAAACGTGTTCGGGGCACTCTCCTCGAACGCCGGCCAAGATTTCGCCGCAGTCTTGGGAGCCTTCGTGGGAGCCGCCGTCCCTGTTCCCTCGGACGGGTGGCGAAGTGCGGGTGTGGTCGCTGGCCCGGCCGGCGTGGCCGCTTGGCGCTGTCTCGACTGCCAGTGGTTCGGTCCCCCACAGCGCCGGTTGCGCGTCTTTGTCCTCGGTACTCGAACCGGCAGCGTCGATCCCGCCGCGGTACTACTTGAGCCCGAAGGCGTGCGCGGGAATCCTGCGCCGCGCCGAGAAGCGCGGGAAAGCGCTCCCGCCCGTGCTCGAGCAGGCGCTGCGCGCGAGAGCGGCGGCCTAACGCCGCTCGCCTTTAGCGAGAATCAACGCGCTGAAGTGACGCTCGGCGACACGTTCAACCAGCTCTCGACGGGCGGCGGCAAGCCGGGTCAGGGATACCCCGCCGTGCTCGCGGGTGTGCCGCGCCGCCTCACGCCGCGCGAGTGCGAGCGCCTGATGGGCTGGCCCGATGATTGGACGCTGGTGATGACGACGCCAAGCGCGAAGAACGGACGACGCAAGGCGGGCGGGCGTCCCATGTCCGACGCGGCGCGCTACAAGATGATCGGCAATGGCGTGGCGTCGCCCGTCGTGCAGTGGATCGCGGGGCGCCTGCTGAACCACATCACCGAAGGTGTCGCATGATCCCCCACCGCCTAACGCCCCGCCGCCGGGGCCGGGCGGTGCGGGGATGAACAAGGAATCAACCTGTGAGGAACCTGAGAATGACCACCGCAACGATCACTGTCGAACACGAGCCCATCGCGACCGCGACACTGGGTGCGCGCGCTGCTGCGACTGCGTGGCTCAACGCGTTCCTCGCGACCAGCCAAGACGAGAACCGACCGACGCTCTATCGCTCGATGAGCGTCGAGTTCTTCTCGCGCGGCGTGCAGTTCATCGCCACGGACGGCACGATCTTGCTCCGCACGTGGGCGCCGTTGCAGGACGGCATCGACACTTCGTGGCCGGAGATCGACGAAGCGCCGGACGTGAGCGTGGTCGTGATGGATCACGACAAGTTCGCGGTCGGGTTCATCCGCGCCGCGCTCGCCGCTGCCGGAGACCTCGAATTGATGCCGCTCACCCTTTCGCTCGAATCAGCAGAGCCAGCGGAAGGCCCGGCGCTTGGCGAAGCGCTCGCTCCATCGGTGCTGTGTCTGTCGGCGTTCGGCCAGCGCCTGAACTGCAAGCTCTATGAGTCGCCATATCCGAATTGGCGCGCGCTGGAGTTCGGCATCGACGCGTCGGAGCGCGTGAGCGGCCTCACGGTCGCGCCGCGCATGTTCGCGACGCTCGGCAAGATCCGCGAGGCGTTCAAGATTGACACGGAGTTTCGCGGGACGGACAAGGCGATTGACATCACGGCACACGGGATCGGGTACGTCGTCGCGCGCGGCCTCGTGATGCCGATGCGGCGCGAGGATGCGGAACCGAAGCGCAAGCGGTCGGAGTCACACAACACTCCCGAGGCGGAACAGCTTGACTCGACCGTCGAGCGGGACGGTGCCGCATGAGCGCGGACACTGAGGCCCCTCCCCCGGACGCGGCGCGGGTGGGCGCGCACGAAGTGCGCGAGGACGTGACGTGGCTGCGGGAGCAGGAGCGGGAGGCGCTTGGTTGGCTGAGATGACGCGTATCGCGTTTACGGGTGTCGGGTCCGCTGAGGATTTCATCGCAGTCCACACCGCCACCGCCGCCCGCTACGCGCGCATCGCGGCCGCGCTCGGGGAGCGCGCGCAGTTGCGGCGCCATCTGGATGCCATCTATGACGCGCTCGGCTTCGCGGTCCAGCACCACGGCGACGACGAACTCGCCCCGCGTGTGCGCGCATTGAAAGCGGAACTGACGAAGGCGAAGGGGAACACCCAGGGCTCTGCCGGTAACGAGGCGGTTGATCGCGTCGTGCAGGCATATCGCTCGTGCATCGGTGATGTGCGCGCAGTGCTGGCGGCTCGCTTCCCGAATCTGGAGCATGCATTGGCGGGCCTCAGTGCTACCGCACTCGCTTCACCCCCACCGGCGCGGGACCGGGGCGCGGGAGAGGAGACTACAGGCGGAGCGACATCGTGAACAGCACGCGCACCTTCGGCGCCTCGAACTCCACGATGCGGTATTCCCGCAACCGCAGGATCGGGAATGCGCGGAGAACCGACCGCTCGTATTGCGCGCGGGACGGCAACCGACGACCGACCGTGCCGCGCTCCTCGTCCATCATGATCCACGTACCACGCAGCGTCTTTACTTCGCAGCGGAATGCCATCGGGACCTCGTTAGGTGGCATATTAAATATAACACACCTGTCAAGTCCCATGCCTAACGTGCCTAACGAATCATGTCACCTCACCACGCTGCGGGACCGGGGCGCGGCCGGCGAGGGTGACGGGCACGAAGAACAGGGGGAAGAATGAACGGTGAACGACACGCGCCGGGCTGCACGTACAACACCGACGAGCCATGTACCTGCGGACTGATCGCGCGCCTGATCGGTGTCCCACTTACGCCCGCGCAGTCGGACTTCGCCGCCCAAGAGATCGCGCGTCTCAACCGCGTGCTGGCCGAGCATTTGAGCGATGAGCGGCTCCTGTCGTGGGTCGGCACCGACGACTCGCGCATGGTGGCCGTGCTCCGGGAGATGTACCCGGAGGCAGCGGACGTCCCGCCGGTCCCCACAGCGTCGCCAGCCGTCCAGTGGCTTGAGCGGCGCCCCGTCTGTTCGCTGCGTGAGGCGATTCGGCGTGCCACAGAGCGGGCCGCGCGGCATCACCCTGCGCCCACCCAGTCCACCCCGTGACCCCGCGCCCCACCAGGCCGCGCGTGGGGAGGGAGAACACGCGATGACGGACGAACTGAAGATCCCGAGTCCGCAGTGGGTGCATACGCTGTCGCCTCACCCGATCGGATCGGTGTGCGGCTGGCAAAGCGCGGACTCTCCGACCGGATGGTGGAGCGGCATCGTGCGTGAGATCGGCCCATGCTGCGTGAAAGTGGACAGCATTCTACCAGGCAGGTTTTCGTGAGCCCCGGAATGCCCCGCGTTCGCGCTACGAGGCCCGCCACGCCACGAACGCCGCGTCAGGCGGTTCCGGTGCCCACCGAGCGCCAGGAGCAAAAGTGGCTGATCCAGTGGTGCGACCAGAACGCGCACCTGATCCCCGCGCTCGGCCGCGTCTACGCGATCATGAACGCGGGCGGCTACTCGGGTGGGTTCGCGGCGAACAAGCTCCGTGTGATCGAGGCCGTGCGGCAGGGCGTCCGGAAGGGCTATCCGGACATCGGGCTGGATGTGGCGCGTGGTGGATACCACGGACTCCGGATCGAGATCAAACGCGAGCGGGGCGGCACGACCGCCCCGGAGCAACGCGAGTGGCACGAGTGGCTGAGGGAGCAGGGGTTGCGGGTGGAGGTGTGCAAGGGGTTCGAGGAAGCGCGGGACGTACTGCTGGAATACTTGGGGGCGCAATGACCTATCAACTCTCCCTGCTCGGCGACCCGCCGAAGCCCGGCCGGCCGTGGCGGGTGCCGCTCTACGTGTGGCGATGGGCCGGGCTCACCCTGCCGCCCTCCGAGGACGCGCTCAGGCAATGGCGCCTGATGCACGCGGACACGGCGCCTCTCGGCGCCACGGAGGCCGCGTGAGCACGCCCGATCCCATCCCCACCGGCTGGCTCAAGCCCTCGCTGGACGAGGCGCGGCGCGAGGCCGCGCGGATACCCCAGTGGGCGCGTCAGGTGCTCGCGGCGCGCGAGCGGCAGCTATTCCCCGATCACCCCGTGGCCGGAGGCCACGACCAACAGGAGACCCCATGATCCGACTGCGTGAATCCACGACGCACGCGAGACGCCGCAAATCCCGATGGACCGTCTGCGGGCTGCTCGCCCGGAAGGTCGCGTGCTCTCCTGACGTGGCGGGGGTGACCTGCTCGGAGTGCGCGCCCCGGGCCTGTCGATGCGGGTGCGGCACGCTCGTCCCCGTGCCCGGACGGCGCTACGTCCACGGCCACAACCGACGGCATGCGCTCCCGCCCGATGTCGAAGCGGCGATCCGCGTGATTCGCGCGGGTGGGCCAGACGCCTGCCGCCACGCCCTGGACGCCATTGCACGCAGTGAGGCAGCCCCCACCGGCGCCCCGACCGTGGGGGCGCGCGGATGAACTGGACCACATGGGTTGCGATCCTCGCCCCCGCCGGGCTCGCGCTGTCTGCGGGGATGCTGCTCATCGCCGATCCGCCCGGCGAGCGGTTCCGGTTGGCGCTGCTCGACTATCTGCGGGCGTGGCGCGACGAGTTGCCCGAAGACGAGCAGTCGGAGCGCTACGCCGTCGCGAAGCGCGAATGGGACGCGATGCGTGCCGTGCCGCGCCTGTACTGGCGCTATCGGCTGTGGCGCATGTTCGGCCCCATGAAGCGAGAAGTCGAACGGCTCGAACGTGAGAAGGCGCAACGCGCGCCAAGGGTGGTGATGCGATGAGCGCGGACGTGACACCAGCCGACGCCGCGCTGTTGCGGGGGTTGGCGGCGCGGATGGACCGCATAACGCGCGTCGCGTCGGATCACTGCACGCCAGAGCAGAACGCGTATCGCGCTACCGAGGCTGCCCGTCTCCGCGCCCTCGCGGACGTGCTGGACGATCTCTCTAACGACACCGTGAGCGAGTTGCGCGAGGCCGTGGCGGTCATGCGTGACGTCTACCGTCGCACGGACGGCGTCGAGGCCGGTGACGGATACATGGAGCACCTGAGCGGAACCGCCAACGTGGTCGAGTCGGTGGCGCACACGCTGGCGTCCCTCATGGCCCCCGGCCCGGCGCGCGGGGGTGTGGGCGGGGAGGACCGATGAAGGTCTATATCGCCGGGCCGATGACTGGCCGCGAACTGTACAACTTCCCCGCGTTCGATGAAGCGGCGGACCGCTGGCGTGCGTTAGGCCATGAAGTCACGACGCCCGCGGACATCACGCGCGGCGAGTGGCAGCGGAAACACTGGCGCGCGTTCGACCCCGCGTCAGACCGATGCGAGTACGGCGACCCGCTCTTGTGCGAGCTGTTCGCGCTCGACCTCGCTGCCGTTTGTGAGGCGGACGAAATCGCGTTGCTCCCCGGTTACGAGAAGTCGAAGGGTGCGCGGTTGGAAATCGCCGTCGCGATGCAGCTCGGCAAGCCGCTGTGCTGTGCGGCGACGGGCGATCCGATCAGCGTGGCGGTCGCCGTGCTGCTCAACAACGAGATCCCGCGTCCACCCGCCCCATGATCCCCCTCCCCCGCTTCCTCACCCAGTCCCGCTGGGCCCAGCGCCGCCGCGCGCTGGGGTACCTGCGCGGCGCGTGGCAGCAGGATGCGGCCCGCGAGCGGGCGCGCGAGGCGGCCGCCGCGCACGACGTCCTGATCCGCGTGGTGGTCCGTCGGGTGCTCCGCACCGGGCGGACGCATGTCGTGGTCGTGGGGGGCGAATGAGAATGACGACCACGGAACTGACGCTTCAAAAAGAGCTGGTGCGTGTGCGGCAGCGCGTGTCGCCCGGCATGCTCGAGGAGCTCAACGATCTGAATGTCGACGTGTTCACCGACCTCCTTGGCGACATGGTGATCACGCTGCACGCGCACGTTTTCAGTAGGCGCGTCGCCGACACCACCGTCCGCTACCCGGCAACGTGGTGGGACGCGCTGAAGGCGCGGTGGTTCCCGGCGTGGGTGCTTCGGCGTTGGCCAGTACGCGAGACGGCCGTGACGTTCACGGCGCACCACGACTACCCGCTGTTGAAAATCGCCAACCAGGGGCCGCAGCTTCGCGTTATGCGGTACGAGCACACCGAATGAACCCCATCCACTGGCTCCGCGAGTGGTGGCACGGGCGCGCGGATGCGCGCGAGCGCGTCACGGAGATCCGCGACGACCCGGATGTCTACGATGGTTTCAACGACGACACCGACGAGCCAGACGAGTGCCCGGCTGGTGGTCCCCACGAGCCGCGCGAGGTGCGGGCCGCGACCTCGAGGGAGGCGCTGTACGTGTACTGCGGGAAGTGCCGCGAGGAACTACCGAGGGAGGGCCAATGACGGAACCGCCGCCGTTGCACGAGGCGGTTGATCGCCTGAAATCCGCGCTTGCCGACGCGTACGCACCGCTGATTCGGCTGGCCACGCGAGCGGTGGAGTGGCTAAACCAGAGACTTACCCAGTGACCCAACCCACGACACTCACCCCGCGTCAGCGCGAGATCGTGGCGCTCCTATGCCAAGGACTCACGTACAAGGAGATCGGCACTCGGCTCGGCATCTCGCCGGAGACGGTACGTGTGCACGTCTGCCGCGCCGCAGGGGGCCGAGCCAACCCGCTGCGGTGGGTGATTGCGCATGCGCCGCAACTGCTGGCTGCCTAACCGTGTACCCGTTTCCGTGAATGGCGCACCGTCGAGCTTGCCCCCACATTGCACGGCGTGAAGGTGTCCGCACGCCTACCAGGAGCGCATGCTTAGGTCATTCACGCAGTTTCCTCACCTCGACATCGACGAAGAAGGGCCGCCACTCACGGCGGCCCTTTGTGCGTTCAGTCGGGAAGATGAGCGGTATTGGCAGAACGGCCTACCGCGTGATCACAGTGACACTGGCGTGCTCGTTGGTGGGCCGGAAGCCGAGGCGTGTGTCTTGGAAGGGCCGATCGGGTTCACCTACTGCGCCCGCCCAGACCTAACAAACCCAGAGAACGAGCGCCGTCAGTATGTGGTGAACAAGGGGCGCCATGTGAACCCCACGGGGTACGGGCTCTACGGCCGTCCCCGGAAACCCGCCACCAGCGGCCGCAAGCGCAAGGCCGCCTAGTGCCGACCCGCCCCCCGCGCCCCTGCAACCACCCCGCGTGCCCGCACACGACCACAGGGCGCTTCTGCGCGACGCACCAACAGGCGTACGACGCCGGGCGACTGTCATCCTCGCAGCGTGGCTACGGGCGCGCGTGGCAGCAGCTCCGGGCCCAGATCCTCACGCGCGACCCGCTGTGCGTGATGTGCCGCAAGGCGGTGAGCACCGACGTGGACCACATCAGGGCGAAGGCGGATGGAGGTACGGATGACCCGTCGAACCTCCAGGGCACGTGCCACTCCTGCCACTCGCGCAAGACGGCCCGCTCGGACGGCGGGTTCGGGAACCTGAGGGTGCCCCCGCGTCCCATTTCCGGACGGTCCGGAATTACCCCGCGATGACCCGACAGAATGCGGGCGTTAAGGCCCTCGATTCGGGCCTAACGAATTTAGCTGTTCTTGTTCGCCTAAGACCACGCGTGAGCCCGACTTTTCCACATCCGACGTGTGGCGCGGGCGCGACGGTGTGTCAGGGTGACACGGTGTCACCTAACGAGGACGGGCGCGAGGGGCGTTTTCTTTCGGGGGGTGGGGGCCAAAAGACCGTGCGCCCGTCTTCCGTGTGCGCCGTCAGGTTTCGGATGTCCGACCTTGGGTAGACGCGGCCCGGCCCCGACCCCGACCAGGGTGCTCCGGATGCGGGGGACGTTCCGCCCGGACCGGCACGGCGGCACGGAGCCGCAGCCCGGCACGCTCGCCAAGGTGCCGAAGGCGCCGAAGAATCTCGGCGACATCGCGCGCCGGATCTGGCGGCAGACGGCGAAGCGGCTGATCGCCATCGACCTGCTGACCGAGAGCGACCTTGGCGCGCTCGAGAGCTATTGCCTCGCGTACGAGCGCGCGATCGAGGCCGAGGCTGTGGTGGCGAAAGAGGGTCGGGTCGTCGAGACGCCACAGGGCAAGAAGCGACACCCCGAACTCATGACCGCGGAACGCGCGCGCGCGGACATGCGCAAGTACGAGGCGCTGTTCGGGATGTCGCCCGCCGATCGCGCACGGCTTCGCACACAACCGAAGCCGGCCCCAGCCGCGTCGCCGTGGGACGAGGTCGCGAATGGGTGAGCGCCGCGACTACGCCGCGATCGCGCTGCAGTACGCGCATGACGTGGTGAGCGGGGTGCAGGTCGCGTGCAAGTGGGTCATCGCGGCGTGCCAGCGCCAGCTCGACGACTTGGCGCGCAGCGAGACGCCCGGCTTCCCGTTCCGGTACGAGCCGGAGCGCGGCACGAAGGTGTGCCGCACGATCGAACTGCTCCCGCACATCAAAGGCCGGTGGAAGACGCGGACGATCCGCCTCGAGCCGTGGCAGATCTTCATCTTCATGACCGTGTTCTCGTGGGTGTGGGCCACCGCGGGCCACGCCGACGAAGCGATGCGGGAGAAGGATGGGGCGCGCCGGTTCCGCACGTCGTACAAGGAGGTCGCGCGAAAGAACGCAAAATCCACGATGACTGCCGGGACCGCGCTCTACATGCTGGCGCCGGACGGTGAGGAGGGGGCCGAATGCTACTCGGCCGCCACGACGCGCGACCAGGCGAAGATCGTCTTCGACGTGGCCCGCGCGATGGCGCGCCGCACGCCGGGGTACTGTGAGCGCTTCGGGGTTGAGGTCAACGCCCACAGCCTCACGGCGCCTGCGTCGGATTCCCTGTTCAAGGCCCTGTCGGCGGACGACGACTCGCTGGACGGTCTCAACCCGCACTTTTCCTCGGTGGACGAGCTCCACGCGCACAAGACGCGGGGCGTGTGGGACGTGCTCGAGACCGCATCGGGCGCCCGAGACCAGTCGCTCCTGTGGACGATCACCACGGCGGGCTCGAACCGATCGGGCATCTGCTACGAGGTGCGGACCTACGTCACGCAGATCCTGACGTCCGTGCTGTTGCGGCACCAGGCGCTCTGCGAGCGATTCGGCTTCCGCGCCGACGGGGCGCACACCGACGACGAGACGTTCTTCGGGATCGTGTTCACGATCGACGACGAAGAGGCGTGGGCCGACCCGCGCGAGTGGGCGAAGGCGAACCCGAACCTCGGGGTGAGCGTCAAGCTCGACGACCTCGAGCGGAAGTGTCGGAAGGCGCAGCAGCTCCCATCGGCGAAGCCGAACTTCCTGACCAAGCATCTCAACGTCTGGGTCAACGCCGACAGCCCGTGGATGGACATGGCGGCGTGGGAGCGGTGCGCGGATCGCACCCTGACGCCGTCGCAGTTCGCGGGCGACCCGTCGTTCATCGCGTTCGACCTCGCGAGCAACATCGACATCGCGGCGCGCGTGCAGCTCTTCCACCGGCTGGTGGACGGCGTGGTGCATTACTACGCGTTCGGCCGGTTCTACGCGCCCGAGGAAGTCATCGAGGAGTCGGACAACAGCCAGTACCAAGGGTGGGAAGCGTCTGGCCGCCTCGTGGCCACGGACGGGAACACGATCGACCAGAACCTGATCCAGGACGAGCTTCGCGAATTGAAGAGCGAGTTTGCGATTCGCGCCGTGGCGTACGACCCGTTCCAGGCGACGAAGTTCGCGACGGAGCTCCTTTCGGAAGGGTTCCCGATGATCGAGGTCGGGGCCACGGTCAAGAACTTTTCCGAGCCCATGAAGACGCTCGAGAAGCTGGTGCGCGAGGGACGGTTCCACCATGACGGTGACCCGGTGCTCGAGTGGATGGTGTCGAACGTGGTCGCGCACGTCGACAAAAAGGACAACGTCTACCCAAACAAGCAGACCGCGAACCAGAAGATCGACGGTGCGGTGGCGCTGATCATGGCCCTGTCGCGTGCGCTGTTCGAGCCGCCGCCGGCCGATTCCGGGTGGCTCGCGTGAGCGCGGCGGTGAATGTGGAGCCCGCGGCCGAGACCGGCGGGCGACGGCGGGCGGTCCTGACGATCATCTGGCTCATCGCGCGGGCGGTCGTTCGCGCGCGCGCCGAAATCCTCTTGACTGCCGCGATGCTTGGCGGGTGGGCGCTGGTGACCTGGGGGCTCGTGCTGTTCACGACGTGGAAGGTGTGGCCCTTGTCGGGCGGGCTCCTGCTCCTCTCGTGCGGCGGATGGCGGATGCTCTGGACGGTCGCGAGCTACGGACTCTACGGCCTAACGCGGACACGCAATGGCTAACCCGTTCGCGGTCGCCAACAGAATTGTGTACTCCGGACCGGTTTCGGACGGATTCGCACAGAAGTCCCTCACGATTCAGCACATTGAGGAGAACTTTTATCCCGTTGAGAACGCCCCGAAATGGTTAGGCAGTTCCGTCACCGGGCTTGCGTCGAACGTCGTGATGGCCCCGGTGATGTGGATCATGCGGACCTTCACGGAGGCCGTGGCGCGGGTGGAACGGCGGGTCGATCCGCGGCTCTGGGAATGGGTAACGGACCACGACGCGGAAGTCCTGATTGACCGGCCCAACGAAGCGTACGACGGTGACGCGCTCTGGAAAGCGACGTGCGTCTCCTACGTCCTAGGCGGCAACGGCTACTGGCGGAAAATCCGGAATGCGTTCGGGACCGTCGTGCAACTCTGGTATGTCCCGCACTGGCTGATCGGCCCGAGAGGGCCACAGGACGGATCACAGTTCATCTCGCATTACGAGTACCGGAGTGGGGTCGGCCAACCCGAGCAGATCGCGCCGCGTGATATCGTCCACTTCCGGTTCGGCCTCGACCCGGAGAATCCGCGCCTCGGCCTCTCGCCGCTCCGTTCGCTGATCCGCGAAATCTGCACCGACGATCAGGCGTCCCAGTTCTCCGAGGTGATCCTCCGCAACATGGGGGTGCCGGGCCTCTTGATCTCGCCGAAGGTGGAGGGGTTCAAGCCGAACGACGATGCCGTGAAGGAGATGCGGAACTATTGGGACAATGCATTCACTGGCGATCGACGCGGCAAACCCGTCGTCACGAAGATCCCCACGGAAGTCACGCAATTCGGTTTCGATCCCAACAAGCTGATGCTCGGGAACCTCCGCGACATTGCGGAGGAGCGGGTGTGCGCGGTGCTCGGGATTCCTGCCGCCGTCGTTGGGTTCGGTTCCGGTCTCCAGTCCACGAAGGTCGGCGCGACGATGCGTGAGCTCCGCCGATTGGCGTGGGTCCAGTGCCTGACGCCGATGCAAACGTCGATGGGGAAGCAGGCGACCGCGCAACTGCTCCCCGACTTCGTGTCCCAGACACGGAGATTCCGCATCCGCTTCGATACGTCGGACGTCTCCATGTTCCCCGAGGATGAGGCGGCGCGCGAGGATCGCATTCTCAAGCGCGTGGCGGCCGGCGTGATGCGCGTGGATCGGGCACAGGCCGCGCTCGGGCTGGAGGTTGATGAAACACAGAAAGTGTACTTACGCCCGACCGCCTCGGCGGTCGTGGACGAGCAGGGCGATCCAGTGCCGGAGTCAGTGGCACCGCCCCCGGAGGACTCCGCCGATGACATCCCTGACGCCATCGCCGAGCGCATGAACGGCAACGGAACGCACGCCTAACCCCAGTCTGCCATGACCTCGAAGCTGCCCACGATCGCCGTTCCGCTCATCAAGGACCCGACGATGGCCACCGCGCTCGAGCGGGCGCTGGCGCCCTTCAACGGGAAGTCGCTGGAGCGACGCCAACAGGCGCTCGTCCAGACGCACGCGTCGGGCGTGATCGGGACCACCGAGCAACTCATCGCGACGTATCTCACTGCGATGGACAAGGCCGATCCCAAGGGGGCGCGCGATGACTGACGACCTCGGCACGAAAGCCATCACAGAGTTCGAGATCAAGGACGCCGATCGCGGTGAGGTCACGGCGGTCGTCAGCGTGTTGAACATGGTCGACCGGGAGGGCGACGTCGTGCTGCCGGGCGCGATCAAGGACGGCACGGTGGTCAAGCTCTCGGGCTACAATCACGACATCGTGACCGAGGGGAAGTCTCCGGTCGGCCGTGGCGTCATTCACATCCAGGGCGATCGCGCGGTGCTGTCCGGCAAGTACTTCATGTCCACGCAACGCGCGCAGGAAGCCTTTGCGACCGTCAAAGAACTCGGCGCGGAATCCGAGTGGTCGATCGGGTTCCCCAAGCGGGTGAAGACGGCCCCGATGACCGACGAGTGGCGCGCGAAGGGCGCGCGGCGTCTCATCGCCAGCATGAACGTGCTCGAGGCGAGCCCGGTGTTTCTCGGCGCGAATCAAGGGACATTCACGGTCGCGACCAAGGACGGTGATGTCGACACGATCGACGAGGCGGCAGCGGCAGAGTTGGAGACAAAGCGTCTAGCCGACGAGGAGGCGGCGCGCGTTGCGGCCGAGGAACAGCGGAAGCAGGACATTCTCGCGGCGGTCACCAAGACGCTCATGGAGATGAAGGCTGCCGAGGAAGTGGCCGCGGAAGCGCAGCGTCAGGCGGCGGAGGCCGAGCGCCAGCGTCAGGAGATGGAGACGAAGGCGGCCGCGGATAAGTTGGCCGCCGAGGAGCGATCCCGGCTCACCGAGCTCGCGCAAAAGGAGTTTCAGCGATTCCAGCGCAACATCCGCCTCTACGGATGACGCTGCGCTGTCATTCGTGTTCGATGTTCCTTCGTGAATCACGCATCCCGTTGCGATTGGCGGGCGTCTTCAAGGCGTCGCTAATGAGCCGGGTGTCGCGCGCACATCCCGATGAAGTGCGCCAGCGATGTAAGTCCTGTGGGTGGGTCAACGTGTTTGTCCCTGCCGCTGACGTAAAGCAAGCCAGTTAGCACGGGTGCCGTTCGGCACCCCGACAATTCAGCGGGCCATTCGACGGCCACTTCCTATTTCCAAAGGAGTGGTACCGTCATGCCCGATCCCGCCGTTGTTGTCGAGAAGCAGCAGGAGCTGAAGGCGAAGCAGGAGGTCATTGGCGAGGTCTACAAGCTCGCCGGGAAAGACCTCGACTTCTCCACGAAGGGCGTCCTCGAGAAGCTCGGCGCCGCGAACGAGAAGGACGCGCTCGAGAAGCTGTCCGCGCTGAACGGTGAAGCTGAGTCCCTGGGCCTCGCCCTCAAGCGCGCGAACCTCGAGCTGATGCGCGAGCAGTATCAGGAGCGCCAGGAGGAGATGGAGCAGCCGGCGCCCGGCCTGATGCGCCATCAGCCGATGGACCTCAAGGCCCGCTCGTTCGGCGAGATCATCATCGCGTCGCCCGAGTTCCAGACGAAGGCGGCCGCGAAGTGGAAGGGCTCGCAGGGCATCGATGTCAACGTCGACATCAGCCTCAAGACCCTGTTCGAGACCGGCGCCGGGTTCGCGCCGCAGTCGGTGCGGTCGGGGCTCATGGTCGAAGGCGTCACGCGTCCGTTGCAGCTCACGGACCTCATCCCGACGCGGCCGATCAACCAGAACACCGACAAGTACATGGCGGAGACCACCCGCACGCATAACGCGACGGAGAAGGGTGAGGGCGTCGCGTACACCGAGTCCGTGTTCGTGTGGACCGAGCAGACCTCGCCGGTGCAGAAGATCACGGACTCGCTCCCGGTCACCGACGAGCAGCTCGAGGACGCGCCGGAAATCGCGAGCGTGCTCAACTCCCGCCTGATTTTCGGTCTGCGTCAGCGGCTCGAGACACAGGTGCTCGTCGGGGATGGGTCGTCGCCGAACCTCCGCGGGTTCCTCGATTCCGGCTTCGGCATCCAGACGCAGGCGAAGGGTGGCGATGCGACGTTCGACGCGGTGTTCAAGGCGATGACGCTCGTGCGCTTCACGGGCCGCGCGATTCCGAGCGGCATCATCATGCACCCGAACGACTGGCAGGATGTCCGCCTGACCAAGACGGCCTCGGGCGAGTACATCATGGGCCCGCCGATGGCGCCGGGCGCGACCACGCTGTTCGGTGTGCCGGTCGTGATCTGCGACGGCATCACGGAGAACACTGGGCTCGTCGGCGACTTCGCGAACTTCTGCTACATCGGCGAGCGGCGCGGTGTGGACGTGCAGGTCGGGTATTCCGGCACCCAGTTCGCCGAAGGCAAGAAGCTCATCCGGGCCGACCTCCGCGCGTGCTTCACCGTCCCGCGCGTGACCGCGTTCTGCTCCGTGACGGGGATCTGACGATGGCAGTGACGACGGAAGTCATCACGGTCTCGGATGAGGCGGTGGCGCTCAACACGTCGTCCGTCGCTGGCCAGACGCTGGTGATCAAGAACACGAGCGGGAATGCGTGCGACCTCGGTGGCGCCGATGTGGTGGCCACCGGGGGCTTCGCGCTCGCCGGCGGGGCCAGCGTGACGCTCACACTCAAGCCGGGCGATGTCGTCTACGCGATCCGCACGGGCGGGTCCGACGCCACGGTCAACGTTTTCAGGACCTAACGGGAGTTTCCCATGCCGATCATTGAAGGGACTCGCGTCCCGAAGGTGTACAAGGGGACGTATAGCTTTGCGGCGCAGGGCGGTGCCGTGAGTGCTATCGCCCTGCGCTCGGAGGACGGCCCGATCCCCATCGGGTCGGTGGTAACCGGGGGCTATCTCGATGTCACCGATACCCCCGACTCGGCGGACTCCACCGCGACCATCGCGCTGCACGTCGAAGGGGCCAACGACATCGTGTCGGCGGCGGCGGTCTCGGGCGCCCCGTGGTCGACCACCGGGCGGAAGGACATCATCCCGGACTCCACGGGGAGCACCGCGGTGAAGACCACCGCCGCGCGCACGCCGACTGCCACGATCGCCGTGCAGGACGCGACCGAAGGCGCATTCACGCTCGTGCTCTACTACGTCTAACGTGGCCGCGGATCTGGTCAGCCTCACCGAGTTCGATACCTGGCTCGGTGGGGCGGTCACCGCGGAGAACACCCTGCGGACGACGATGCTCGAGCAGGTGGAAGCCATGTTCGAGCGCGCGTGCGGGCGCACGCACATCCCGTTTCAGGCGGCGCAGACCACGCGCGTGGAGGTGCGGGACGGGACGGGGTCGAGTGTGATCCATCTCGATTACGCCATCTCCACCCTCACCTCCGTGGTGCTCGGGTACGATCCGGCGGAGCCGGATGAAACGTTGGTTGTCGCCGATCTCCTCTACGCCGCCGGTTCCCGCCGACTGGTGCGCACCGACGGCGTGTTCGGCGGATTCGGCGCCCCGCGGTACGTGCATGTGACGTACGCCGCGCAGGCGGACCTCCCTACGGATGCCGCGATGGCCGTCCTCCGTGTGGCCACCGCGATCTACCGGCAGCGCGGGAGCGAAGGCGTCTTCTCGGAGTCCGTGGGCGGGCAGTTCCAGCAGTTGGCCAAACTCCCGAAGGACGACCCGGTGTGGGAGATGGCGGTCGCCGCGCACGCGAGGGCGCTGTGAGCGTCGAGGGGCGGAACGCGATCCGGGGCTCCACGCTCTCGGTCTACCGCCCCACGGACGGGAACGATGCGGTCACATGGACCGCCGTGACCGCGCTCGCGGACGTCAAGCTCGAGCTCTACCCGGTCATCGACGAAATCGCGCGGAAGGTGTTCGGGGCGGACGTCGAGGTCGAGACGATGGCGCTCACGGCGCTGGACATCCGGAAGAAGGACGGGCTCGTGGTCTCGGCCGGCACGTACGCCGGCACGCGGTTCCGGGTCACGGCCGCGAAGCCGTTCAAGCGGTTCACGCAGCTCGCGCTCGCGGCGACGACGGAGGCGATCGGGTGACGTGGCGTGAAACGATCCAGCGCGCGTGGCGTGTGTGGCGCACCAACCGCCGCACGTTCCCGCCCGATTGCGAGTACTGCGGCGAGCCGATGGTGCGACATATCGCGGCAACGTTCGGCTATCAGCCGCGTGGCCCGGAGTGGGAATGCGCGAAGCAACAGTGCCGATACGCTGACCTTCCGCGCGTGATGGGGTTCGGTGGATCGAATGCCATCGAAGCGCCGCCGTGCCGTCTCGATTTCCTGCCCCGCTAATGTCCCGCACCATCAACGCCCTCCAGCGGGGCGAGCTGCAGCGCGGGCTGCAGGCGGCGACGAAGGACGCCATGCGCCTGACGCGCGACATCTCGGGCGCGGACTCCGAGCCCGTGAAGGCCGCGGCCGGGGTGCTGCAGAAGGAGTGGCGGCGGCTGCTGGGCACCAAGGGCGGCGGCAAGCCATCGGCCCCCGGTGCCCCGCCCCGCCGGCAGAGCGGGCGTCTCTGGCGCTCGATCCGTCAAGCGGTCGTGCGGGGCGTGCGCCGCGTCGGCTCCTCCGACTTCCGGACGTGGATGCTGGAGTACGGGGTCGACTCGCCGCCGAAGCCGGCGCGGTTGTTCAAGAACCAGAAGGGGAAGAACAAGGGGCGGATGACGAAGCCGCGCAAAGGCCACCACATGGCCCCACGCCCGCACGCGCGGCCGGCGCTGGAGAATGCGCAGCAGCAGATGACCGAGGTGCTGGTGGCCGAGAGTCAGCGGGCGGTGGTGACGGCGAAGATAGGAGGCACCTAACCCGTGCCCACCTCCTGCTCGACGCTGGTCCGCAACGCGATCACCACGATCACGAACGCCGACACCACGATGCGCACCCTGTGCGGCCGCACCACGAACCTGATTCTCCCGTGGCGCACGGCGGTGGCGGCCCAAAAGCCCGTCATCGCCTACCAACTCGCCGCCAACAACCGCACGGGCGGGATCGGCGACCAGCGCCGCGTGCAGGTCCTCACCGCCGCGTTCGCGGAAGGGACCGGGGCGCAGGCCAAGGTGGAGGCCATGACGCAGCGCCTCCGGGAAATCCTGACGCCTACGGCGTTCCAGGCCCTGACCCCGTCGCTGGACGCGGTGGTCCTCGAGCTCACCGACCGCGACGGGGATGATGACGGGGACGACACCTCGCCCACCGCCACCGCGCGCTCCGACCTGGACCTCCTGATCAAAGTGACGGCGCCGCAATAGATGCCTAACCACGCAATCACGTACCCCCACGGGCCAGCCTCCGCGCTGGCCCTTCGCACATCCCCGCCCCACCCCCTGAGCCGGTTCGGCTCGTTCCACCACCACTAGGAGCCCCACCATGCCACGCAGCGGATCTGGCTCGGAGCTGTTTCAGTACCTGAACAAGTTCTACAAGTTCGTCATCCAGCCGACGACGCCCGGTGACACGACGACCGCCGGGGCGATCACGGCCGGCGACACGGATGTGGATGTCACCGCCATCACGAACTTCACGGCGGCGGATTTCGTGATGATCGACGGCGACGGCGGCGTCGAGATCCAAACCATCGGCACGCCCGCGACGACGCCGATGCCGGTCACCCGGCCGTTCCTGGTCGCGCAGTCGTCCGGTGCGCGGTTCGTGGAGGCGCAGCGGATCGACCTCGGCCACGTCGCCGAGGGCGGCATCCAGTTCGGCGGCTCGTCGACGCTGACCGAGATCAAGGCGGCGACCTCGCGCACGGCCATCGCGTTCTTCGGCGAGTCCACCACGCTGACGCTCACCGCTCCGCTGCTCGGGTACAACAACCTGAACCTGCAGGCGGTCTTCGGCGCGACCGAAAGCGAGACCGGGTCGGGCACCGCGTCGGCGCCGTATGCCGTGGTCATCGACTCCAACACGGTCGGCACGCAGGGGCTGCACTGCTACCGCGCGGAAGGCGTGCTGTACGATGGTCGCATCGTGCAGGTCGATTTCGTGCAGGCGACCGTCGAGATCAACAACAACATCACCATCGGCGCGGCGAACCCCGACGGCATGACGCTGAACGCGAAGGTGACCGCGTTCCATCAGCGGATCTGGACGCCGTAGCCCCGTGTCGTTGATCCAAGAGTTCAAGGCGGCGTGCGAGACGTATCGGGATCAGTTGCTTGCCGGGCGTCTCGCCACCGCCGAAGAAATCACGGAGTGCTATCCGGGCGGCGCGAAGAACGATAAGAAGCATCTCCGGGGATGGGCGCGAGCGTATGGGCTGCTGTTGGGGCTCACGCGCCGCGTGGAGATCAAGGACCGCCAGAACGATCGCACCACCGCCGGCAAGCGCGCGGCGGTCCTCGACGCGATCGCCGAGACCCCCGAGGTGGTGGAGTTGGTGAGCCGGGACGCCGACGGCGCCCCGCGCACCCTCACCGCCTACCAGAAGGGGGACGTCGCGCTCCGGCGCATCCACGGGCTCAACCTGCAACTGGCGGAGTTGGTCGATGCGTACGCGGCCCTCACCGCGCACGGGGCGCGGGAGGATCTGGAGCTGCTGGTGCGTGTGCTCGACGAGCAGTCCTACCTCCAGCGCGTCATCGTGTGGATCGCGACCACGGCGGGCCCGCGCCTGCCGTTCGGCGAGGACGAGGTGCGGCCCGAGGTGCCGGCGGCGCTCGCGGACCTCTCCCCGCTCGACTTCTACCTGCTGGCGCAGGCGTTCCAGCGGGTGAACGTGGCGCCGTTCGCGGCGCTGGAGTCCTCCACGGCGCCGCGCACGCGCCCCGACTGGTCCGTGTTCTGGTCGGGGATGGAGTTCGAGACCAAGACCCCGACGCCGGTGCTGATGCGGGACCGGGGCCTCTTGTCCCTGGTCGCGACCGCCTCGGAGCACGCGCGCGGGCGGGCGGAGGCGGAGGCCAGGGCGAAGGCCGAGCGCAAGCAGGGGGCGGCCTAACGTGGCGCCCAAACGCCTCCTCGCGGAACTTTTCTACGAGGTGCGCGCGCGCACCTCGGGATTGCAGGGGGACCTCCAAGGCGCCGAGAAACAATTCGGGAAGCTCTCGGAGTTCGTCAAGGCGAACCCCGTTGCCGCGATCACCGCGTTAGGCGTCGCGGTCGCCGGGGTGGCGATCCAGGCCGCGCGGATGGCGGCGGAGGTGGAGACGCAGTTACGCCGCGTCGCCAACGCGGTCCCGAACGGCATCGCCGGGCTCGACAAGCTGCGCGACGGGATCGCCTCCGTCTCCCGCGACACCGGAAAGTCGCAGGCCGAACTAGCCAGGAACCTGCAGGAGATTGCCCGCGCTGGTGTCGAAGGTCCCGAGCAAGCGGTCCAGCGGCTCAAGGCCGTGCAGACCGCCGTGGACGCGACGGGGGAGGAGTTCGGGGGCGTGGTGGAGGGGCTGGACCAGACCCTCGACCTGTTCGGCGGGGCGTCGGAGGACGCGGCCCGCGCCCTCGGCACCCTGTTCGCGGCCGCGAAGGGGCGCACTTCCCTCTCCGACCTGTTCGCCCAACTCCAGGCCGCGGCCCCGGCCATCAACCGCCTCAAGCTCGACCTCGACACGGCGGCCCGCGCGCTGGTCGCGTTAGGCGAGAAGGGACTGAGTGCCAAGCAGGCGGCGTCCGAACTGAACAAGCTCGCGGAGTCGGGGGCCACGGGGCGCGCCGCGATCCAGAAGCTCGCGGACTCCACGCCGGCGGCGGCCGACGGGTTCGCCGAAATGCGAAAGGCGGCCGACGACTTCAACAACTCGGCGGAGCAACTGAACAAGCGCGCGCTGACCGACTTTCAGAACATCCTGCTCGACCTCGGGCGGGTGATCCTGCCCCCGGTGACGCGGCAACTGCGCGACTTTGTGAACATGATCGAGTTCCTCACCGGTGCCCGGGCCGAGCGGATCTCGGACCTCGGACTCACCGACTTGGGGGCCAAGTTCGCGGAAGCCTCGCGGCACAACACGGAAGTGCTGGAGCTCCAGGCGGGGAGTTTCGTGCGCGCCGCCAAACGGCTCTCCGAGACCCTCGCCACAGGGTCGCTGGATGTCGTGGCCACCACCACCGAAGGCGCCGAGGCCGTGGCCGCCGGGATCGAGCATCTCGTGAAGGTCGGTGTGCTGAAGGCCGAGGACGTGGAAGCGACCCTCGCGCGGCTCAACGAACTGACGAAGCAAGCGCGGGCCGCGAGCGGGCCGCTCGTCGGCGGCAGGGGCGGGGGCGGCGGGCCCACGGCCGACGAACTCAAGGCCCAAGAGGAAGCCGCCAAGAAGGCGCGCGCGGAGGTGGACCAGCTCGCGGAGAAGATCGCCAAACTGGGGAGCGCCCAACAGATCCTCTCCGGCGAAAACAAGCTCTCCGAGTCCACCTTCGCGGACCTCGTGGCCGAAGTGGTCGCGGCCCGCACGAAGTTCCCCGAGTTCGCGGACGACCTGTCGGCGATGTCGGCGCGGCTGGTCGAGCTCCGGCAGGCGGCCAGCGGGTTCGACGCCGCGCAACTCGGGGACGAGATGCAGCGGCTGCTCGCCACGTTCACCACCACGGCGGTCGACGACCTGCGGCTCGCGCTCGCCGAGTTGCAGCGGACGATGCGGGCCAAGGGCGCCACGCAGGCGCAGATCGACCAGATCACCGCGCTCCACCAGGAATTGATTGCGGCCACGGCGGCGAGCGAGGGGTTGGACGCGGCCCTCGCCGAAGGCCGCGCGGGAGGCATCGTCCCGCTTAAGGAGACGGCCTCGCTGCTGGAGCGCCGGAAGCAGCTCGAGCAGGAGCTGGCGGACCTCGCCGACAAGGGGGCCGAGCACGACGCCACGCGTCTCAAGATCCGCGAGGACATCGCGAAGATCGACGCGCGGATCGTGGAGTTGCAGGAGAAGGCGGCGGCGGCCACGAAGGTGCTGGCCGACGACGCGGCGAACGCGGCCACGAAGATCGGCGCGGCGGCGAACGTGGCGCTCGGGCTGGCCACCGCGCTCTTCGGCGCGAACGACGCGATTACGCAGATGATCGGCGGGATCGCGAACGCGGCCGGCGGACTCGGTGACCTGTTCAAGTTGGCGAAGGATGCCGGCGGCTTCGGGACATTGTTCTCGAGTGCGTCCGGCATTCTCTCCGCGCTCCCCGGGATCGGTCAGATCATCGGCGGGATCGGGGCGATCGATGCGGTGGTCGGCGAGTCGCCACAGGACCGCGCGCGGGCGGAGCAGACAGAGCGACTGGTGGAGGCACTGGACCGCCTGCGCAACGCGGTGGGGGACCTCGCGGACAGTTCCCTCTCGGGCGACGTGATCACACGGGCGCGGCGGGCGGTGGCCGGGGTCGACCTCAGCGGGCTCGAGGGGCGCGGGCTGGCCGGGGACACGGGGGCCGCGGCGCTCCTCCGGGCCGCCCTGAAACAAGCCGGCATCACCCTCAAGGACCTCGAGGAGCTGACGGGCGTCGACCTGTCCGGCCCGTTAGGCATCGACCAGATCAAGCTCCTCAAGCAGGCGCTCGTGGAATTGGACTTCAAGGGGTTCGCCGGTACGTTCGCCGGCCAGCTCAAGGCGCTCGAACTCCAGTTCCAGTTATTCCCGAAGGACTTCGACACGGCGGAGAAGCGGGCGGAGGCCCTGACCAAGCTTCTCACGGACGAGAAGGTGGGCGCCCCCGCGATCTTCAAGGCGCTCTCCGGGCTGGACCTCGGGACCGAGGAAGGCCGGGAGGCGGCGCGCGAGATGGTGCGCGCGATCTTCACGCAACTGCGCGAAGGCACGCTCGACCCCGCGCTCCTCAACGGGCTCTCGTTCCCCGAGCTACGGGACATCCTCTCCCGCCTGTTCGGCGAGTTGGGCGGCATCGAGGACGAACTGGCCACCGCGCTCGAGCAAGAGGCGGCGAATCTGGACGAGGCCAAGCGGAAGGCGATCGCCGAACTCGAGGCCTCGTTCGAGCTCGGGGACGCGCTACCGCTCGAGCGGCTCCAGCGGCTCACCGAAGCGTTCGCCGCGCAGTTCTCGGAACTCGCCGGGATCGCCGACGGGCTGGACCTCGGGACCGCCGAAGGGATCAACGCGTTCCGCGAGCGGCTCAACGCCCTGTTCGAGACCCTCCGCGAGGGCGGGATCACGGACGAGGAGCAGAAGCTGGTCGACGTGCTCCTCGCGCTCTCCGGTGCGGCCACCGACGCCGCCGGGTCGCTCACGGGGTTCACGGATGGCCTGGTGTCGATGGTCGACCAGCTCAACGCCGCCTTCGACGAGATCGACCTCGAGGGCCAGGTGTTCGGGGAGTCGGCGGCGGAGACGCTCGGGAAGAAGCTCACGGCGTTCGGCCTCGGGGGCGCCGACCTCGCCAGCGAGGAGGGGCGCGCGCGCACCATCGCCGATCTCCAGAAGGCGTTTACGGAGTCCCAGGATGAGGCGACCAAGCGCCTCATCGCGGCCCTCATCCAGAGCGTGCGCGGGCTCGGGGACGACGTGGCCGACGCCGTGGGCGGCGCCGGCGGTGGCGGTGGCGGGGAGCGGTCGGCGATCGCCAACGCGGCCCAAGCCCTGACGGAAGTCACGGGGAACCGCATGGCCGACTACCTCGCCACCCTCATCATCCTCGGGCGGCAAGAGGTGGAGGCGATCCGCGCGCTCGGGGGGGCGCCGGTGGCGCCGATCCAGGCGCCCTCGTTCTCCAACGCGTTAGGCGCCGGGGCGGTGGTGGGTGGTGGTGGCGTCAGCGTGGTGATTGCCGCCGGGGCGGTACCCGTCACGGTCACCGGGGTCACCACGGACCCCGCGACGACCGGCCAGGAGATCGGGGACGCGGCGGCGCGGCGCTTGGCGCTCCGGATTTCGCGGATCCTCACTGAGGAAGCGGTCTCCGCCTCGCGCACCCGCGGGCTGGTGGCGGTGTCATGAGAGCCCGGAGCGGGATCGTGAGCGTGGCCGTGACGAGTGTTACGGGCACGTACAAGGACGTCGCCGATTTCTCGTTCACCGTGGAATCGTGGACCGACGCACTCTCGGGGCCGGCGCGCACCTTCGCCACCGCGAACGTGCCGGGGAACGTGGAAACCGTGAAACTGTCCACGTCGCCCACGGTGAAGCCGGGCGAGATCCAGATCGTCGGCACCGTCACGGGCGCGACGAAGGCCGCGATGCTGACGAGCCTCCGGCAACTCAAGGGATGGGCGGTGCGGGCCGTGGCGCTCAAGCTGCTGGCGCTCGACGCCAACACGTTCGTGGAGGTGGATCAGGTCGGGGCGCCGGTCGTCCACTTCTCGCCGAATGGCGTCCATCCCGCCGCGCGCGTCACGCTGACGTTCCAGGCGCTCAAGCCCTACTGGCAATCGACGTCGCTCTCCGCGGTGACGTTCACGGGGTCGGCGACGGACATGCCGATCGGGGAGGCCCCGTCCCGACCCGTGATCCGGCTGACTGGGGCCTACACCAACCCGACCGTCACGTACAAGAACAGTGCGGGTTCCACGGTTGGCTCGTTCACCCTCACCGTCACGCTCGCCAACGCCGCCCACTACGTCGAGATCGACTGCGCCCGGCGTACCATTGTGCACAACACGGGCAGCGATGCGGACGGCATCGCCTTGTTGACTGCCGGCGACTTCATCGCGCTCGACCCGGCGGACGCGGACACGCTAACGCCCGATTGGGGCACGTTGGCGTATACTGTCACGGCGGGTACCGTGTCGTCCGCCACCGCCACGTACCGCGCGAATTACTGGTAATGGCACTCCTCGCGCGGGCCGAAGTGTGGAGTAATTACGAGTGTGCGGACGGCGTGCGGCTGGCGGTGTTCCGCGAAGTGCTGGAGTGCGAGGGGCGCGAGAGTCTGGACGGGAATGATCGGGTAACTGTGGTCACGCCCGCGACGGACCAGGCGGTGGCGGTGCTGAGGACCCGCAGGGTCCTCCGCTTGGTGTTCTCGGACGCCACCTTCACCGAATGGCGCATCCAGGATGACGGGCGGGAGCAGGCAGAGGGTGGGAGGGTCACTGTTGTCGCCGTGTCCCCGCTCTTTGACCTCGCGGATGCCACCGTCATCTCGGAGACACAGAGCAGCGGTGTGGTGGACTTCGACATCGGCCTCTCGCAGGTGACCCTGACGGAAGTCATCGACGATTACATCATCGCGAAGCTGCCGGCCGAATACGATTACTTCGCGCGTGGGACCGTCGATCCGACGGCGAAGTACGACGTCGTATTCGAGCGCGCGACCCCGCTCGCCCTGCTCCGCACACTCTGTGACCTTGCACGGGACCCGACGACGAAGCGGCCCGCGGAACTCCGGGTGCGGAGGAATGGGACGACTGGGTACTACATCGATGTGGTGACGGAGGTGAATGGCGATGCGGCCATTCCCGACCTTCGCGCCCGCAAGAACCTCCGCCGCCTCTCCTACACTCGCTCGGCCCAACAGCAGGCCACCGTCGTGTACCCGTTCGGGGCCACCGACGCCGATGGCGTCTCCTCCACCGTCGCCCGCGCCGCGTGGACGCTGACGCTCGCGAGTGGTACGACGTACGAGATCACCGATCCGGAAGGCGGGCCGAGCCCGGTGCTCGAGGATGATCAACTGAATGGGTGCTATGTGGTCCCGGATGGGACCAACCCGCTGGTCCAGATCACGGATAGTGCGGCAGGGTCACCGGCAACGGTGACCCTTGCTTCATCAACGGGCATCACGTCAGGGCGTCAGTACGAGCTCCGGGCCGACAGCGCCGGGACGTTGGTCACCTCTGTGGCTTCGCCCTCGGCGATCACCACCTACGGCACGAAGGTCGGGACGGTCGAGCGGGGTGATTTGGTCGGCATTCGGAACCTCGTCCGGCGCCCGTGGTTCCGCACGTGGACCGCCGGGGTGCCGGACGGGTGGACCGTGGTGCTCAACCCCTCACAGCTCACCCAGAACACCGACGCGCTGTACACCGATTACGGTGGTTCGTCGGTCAAGATCGCGTCCTCTGGCCCCCGCACCACCTTCTACTCCGATCCCATTTACCCGCGCGCGGTCACCGGGGCGCAGTTCTTCACCCTGACCGCCCGCGTGTTCTTCAAGGCGTTCTCGGGGTCCTCCACGTTCACCCTCCAACTCTACACCGGCAACGTCTCGACGCAGATCCCCGGCGCGTCGGTGATCGTGGTGCCCCCCGATTTCCCCACGGTGACCACGTCCCCCGCCGTGGCGGCCGGGTCGTGGCAGACGCTGACCGTACAGGGGATCGACCTCGGGGCGTACAACAGCAGTGGCGTGGCGGTGTTCATCTCGGCCACCGGCGTCGGGATGGAGGTCTACGTCGACGCCGTGCAACTCGAGGTCGGGCTGACGCCGGCCGGGCGGTGGGTGGAGTACTCGGCGGCGAATGCGTTGTGGGCGGCGGGGGTGCTGGCGCTCCAGTTGAACCGGGACCCGGTGGCCACCTACGAGGTGGAGTGCGATGACTTGGAGCGGGCGGGGGAGAGTGTGTATGACGAATTGCTGATCGGGGCCTACGCCCGTATCAACGAATCCGCGTTAGGTGTCGCGAACACCCTCGTTCGGATCGTGGAGAAGCCGCTGATTGACTACCTGACCCCCAAGCGCACCACGCTGACGCTGGCGACGAAGACCAAGCTGTTGAGTGAGTTCCTGCTCAGCGGTTCCGCGGGCACCACCACGGTCAGCGTGTCGGGGGGCGGTGGTGGGTCGGGCACGGGCACCCCACCGGGCGGGGGCTCCACCCCCGGTTCCCCTGCCCCACCACCGCCGACCGCGATTGCGCAGGCGCCGACACGGTGGGAGATCCGGGCGCAGGGGGGCAGTCAGTGCCTCATCCCCGATGTCCCGGCGGCGGTGACCGAGGTGGACGTTAGGCTACGCCGCTACGTCCAGATCGGGGAGAAGCACAACCTCACGGGCCGGGTGGTCACGGCGGGGAACTCGGGGAGTTACCTGCGCGTCGAGTACTTCCGCACGTCGGACTCGACGTGGCGCGCGCTGGACGGCACCTCCGGCCCGCAACTCTCGCTCACCAGTACCGGGGACATCATCGGCTCCCTGGTGACCACCGAGGCGGACGCCCGTGGCCTCCAACTCTGCCGCCTCGTCTCCGTGGGCGGCGACGCCGCCGCGGACCCCGCCTTCGGCTCCCTCGCGTTGATTGGGGCGGTGGTGAGTGCGTCGGGGACGCCACCGGTGGATATCCCGTGGACGCCGTCCGCCTTCGCCTACTGGGCGCTCACTGAGGGATCGGGGCAGACGGTGGCGAACAAGGTGGCCGAAGGGCCGACGCGGGACCTCGTGCTCGGAAACTCGACAGGCGCCGACACCTACGACACGACGTGGGCGGCTGGGCCGCGCCGCATGCAGTGTCCGGCGCTCCCGTCGTTCGAGCACACGTACTGCCGGTACGTCTTCTCAGCGGGCGAGGCGGCGGCGTTGCAAAACGGCTTCGCCATCTTCATGCCGATGTACCTCAATTCCGGCCCCGGCGATAAGTCGGTGTTCGGGATTGTGAACCCGAGTGGGGGGCGCGTCGCGTGGTTTTTCTACGACAACACGGCCGGGCGCGTCCCGTCGGCGCGCATCGGTGGTAGCGGGACCGCGGTGGGCACGACCCCGATGGCCAACGGGGCGTGGCACCAGGTCGGTCTGATTTACACCGGCACGCGCGTCAAGTGCGTCGTCAACGGCGTCGTCGAGGGCGACGTTGCCGCAGCCACGATTCCGACGACCGCGACCGGCACCTACATCGATTTCGGGTGGCCGGGGACCAACCTCAGTTTCGCGCAAGGCCCCGACAGCATGGACTTCGGCGACCCCCTGCTGTTCGTCGCGCCGGGCATCGACTTCACCGACGCCGAACTGTTGGCAATGCACGCGTGGTTCAAGCTGACGTACCCGGACCTGCCCTAACGATGGCCAAAGAACAGTTCAACCCCGACCCCGTAAATGCAGCCGGTGATCCGTACGTAGGCGTCCACGGCACGCCCACGGACGGGCAAGTGCCGACGTGGAACGCGGCGAACGACCGGGCCGAGTGGGCGGACCAGACCGGCGGCGGGGTCGTTACCGCGATCGACAGTGCCAGGGTCGACACCGATCAAAGCACGTCGAGCACGACCTACACCAATCTCACGACGTCGGGTCCGGCGGTTACGCTCACGACCGGCACCTCGGTCATCGTGATCGCGTCCGCCAACATCTACCGGGTATCGGGCTCGGGGAACACCGGCTTCATTGGCGTGGAGGTCTCCGGTGCCTCAACGATTGCCGCGACCGATGTGAATGGGGCGAGTTGTGTCGGAATAAACTCCGGCTTCCCGGTATCCGCGAGCAAAGCCTTCAAGATCACCGGCCTCACGGCCGGCTCCAACACCTTCACGATGAAGTATCGCGTCGACGGCTCGACGTTCAGCTACTACTATCGCACGCTCGTCGTCATAGCCATTTAATCCGCCGATACCTAACGATGCGACTATTTGCGCGCGCGGACGGAGCCATCGCCGGCATGGAAGATGTGATGCCGGGCGAAGCGGCACGCTGGCAGCGAGTCATGGCCACCGAGCCCGCCGAGACCCTCGACTTCGATACGGAGACCAACGCCCCGCTCGTGGACTCGCTACTGACGGAGCGCGACCGCTACGGGCTGCGCGGCGGGGTACTGACCAAGGACGGCGTTCCGGTCACCCCGAACCCACCCGGCCGCTACCTCCAAGACCGACAGCAAGTCGAGCAGGCGTTAGGCCAACTCGACACCCTGCTCGCGAAGCTGGACGGTGGGACCGACTTGACTGTCGCAGAACGTCAACAGGCGTTCCGGTTCCTGCTACGCGCCGTGCGGTTCATCCTGCGGTGGATCGTGAGGCGGGGATGAGCGCGCTCACCGCCACCACACCCCCGGCACGCTGGCGCGTTCGATGAGCCAGACGAGAGCGTTGACCGTGAGGTACAGCAGCAGCCCGGCGAGCAGCCACCACCGCCACGTCAGCGGATGATCAGTGTGAGGCATCGGGTGAGTGTGAGAGGGACTGCGAGCCGGCGGGAGCACCACATCCTAGCGTGCCCGGTGGAACACCCAGTGCACCGTATCGCCGTGCGTCACCACCACGGAGTCGTCGCGGACGTACAACCGCATGTCCAGGCATTCGCGGGGATGGGACGGGATCTCCAGGCAGAACGCGCCGTTGGGCTGGCGCACGGCGGCGCGGAACTCCGCATAATGCAGGCGCAGCCCGCTCTTCCGCCACTCGTAGACGCCGCCGTCGGGCCACGCGAAGCCCAGCGTGCGAACCGACGTGTCGCCCGCCGCGTCCACAATCACACTGCGCCACTCCCCGGTCGGCCTGCCCGGTTGCGGTCGGCGGAGCACGAGCCACGCGACGACACCGACCACCGCGTAGCCGGCGACGAACATCGCGCCGACGCGCGGGGATTTGAGGGGATAGTGCGTGGCCATCGGATCAGCGTGGGGCGGGTGGCAATGACGCGCCGCGCAGCCATTGGGGCCAGCGCTCGCGACCGGCCGCCGTCCACGCACCCGCCACGATGAGTCCCGCGACCAGCAGGTCAGCCACGTAATGCTCGCCCAGATACACAAGCGCGAACGCCATCCACGCGGAGTAGAGAACGGCCGGCAGTCGCGCGGTCCAGTGCCAGTGCCAGAGACCGAGGCTGACGAGGAGCGCACCCGCGAAGTGCAGCGACGGCATCGCGGCGACCGGGTTGTCTCCGGCGATCCCCACACCGTACTCGTACACGCGCGGCGCGGTGTGGGTGATCAGATCGTAGAGGACGCGCGAGACGGGCGCGATCCGGCCCGCGCTCCCGGCCATCCACGGCGGCGCGGTCGGCACCAGAATGATGAGCGCGAGACTCACCGCCCACGTCATCACCGACGCTTTGATGTACCGCGGCCAGTGGGGGGCGCGCACGTACCAGAGCACGGCGGCGAGCGCGGTTTGGAGGAAGAAAAACGAGCCGTGCACGATCACCGAGAAGTAGTCGTGCAGTCCGGGCTCGCCCGGCCGGTAGAGCCACCGCTGGAGCCGGTGCGTCGGCAGTTCGCCCCAGCCGATCGCGCGGCCCACCGCGATCACGTAGTCCCAGTGGACCGGCATCCCGAGCGTGTGGGCGTAGCCGCGCGTGGTGACGAACAGCACGTACCCGAGCGCGTACAGAGACCACAGCAGGAAGCGGCGGTCGTAGCGCTGCCAGACGGCCGCAATCGCCAGTGGCGCCGCGATCAGCAGTTGGTCCGCGCGGTTCGCCGCGCGTGGGATCAGCAGCCCGGCGAGCGCCACAACGACGAGCAGGGCCTGGACGATGCGGGAACGCATAGGCCGCCGATGATAGCACACGGGGCCGACACCGGCCACTCGGGCAACTACGAGGCCCCGCCAGTGACCCGCCGCACGCGGGGTTACCAGACCGCCATCAGCAGATACGCGAGCGCGATGGCAAGGAACACGATGACCGCGAACTGGCGGACGGCATTGGCGCTTTCCACGCGACTCGCCTTCTCGGTCGGCCATTGCGCCCCGCACTGCGGGCACGTCCGGGCTTGCGTGCTCACCTCTTTCCGGCACTCGCGGCAGGGTTTGAGGGGCATGGGGGCTATCGCTCCGGCGGCTCCCGCTTCGCCAGCACCGCCGCCCACGCCGCCCGGTCCCGCTCCCGCTCCTCTCGCTCCCGCTTCTCCCTCGCGTGCCCTTCGGCCATCAGGAACGCGATCAGGATGCCGATCGGTCCCAAGAGGAACCCGAGCACGGCGCCCGTGCCGGCCCGCCCGTGCTTCTCGAGCATCTGGGCGCCGATGATCGCCATGATGCCGCACGCGATGAACAGGATGAGGAGTCCCATGCGGGGCGATGATGCGGGTAGAGCGCGCCGGTTGTCCAGCAGGGGCGCAGAAACCATTAGCGCCAGCCCGTGAATCCCTGTATTTTCCTAAGGGGCCACAGGCCCCAGACATCGGTGGCCGCTGGCCACCCCCGACGCCAGTCCCACCGGCCGCCCTGCGCACTGCGCGCATTGGGCGGCCTTTTCGTTGTGAGGTGCCAATGACTGAGGGACCGCAACCCGTGATGGGGTAGCCCGGTGCAGAGCGGCGGACAGCCCGTGCCGACGAAGGACCAACTGGAGATTGCCGGCGGGATCATCGTCGTGCTCGGCTTTCTCTACGCCCTCATCCGCTGGCCCCTGTGGTGGACCTTCCAGCGCCTCGTCGGGATGGCGCTCCGGGATGAACTGACCACCATGCACGCCACCACCGCGCTCGCGGAGGCGCACCGCGACACCCTCGTGATGCTGCAATCCGCCGTCGAAGCGCACGGCATCGCGCTCCGGGAGATCCCCCGGATGAGCGGGGTCGTGTCGGAGATGACCACCGCCGTCAAGCGGCTCGACTCGACGCTCCAGGCCCTGCACCAGGATATCCGCGACCACGGGGAAGACATCGGGGAAATCCGGGGCGCGCTGCAAGGTGGCGGCTGGCAGGGGGAGGAGCGGAGACGGAAGGGGCGGCGCAGTGATGACCCACCACTCACCGAGGAGCCGGGATGAACTGGAAATGGCTGGAGGACTTCCCGACCACGAACGCGCAAATCGCGCTCGGGATGGCGTTGTCGACGCTGGTGATCCTCGTCCCGCTCGGGATGATGGTGGCCGGGAAGCAGGACAACATCGCGGAAGGTGTGCTCGCGATGCTCTTGGGCGCGTCGCTCGCGCTCTCCGGCGTCTCGACGTACCAGAAAGTCCAGAAGTGGCGCGAGATGCCGGCGAGCGGGCAAGAGGAGCCGCCGCCGGGGGCGCCAACCCCGCGCCCCGACCTCGGTGTCCCTGACCGTGGCGTGCTCTGATGGCCCTCGCCGTCACGGACGCTGACGCGCGGAAGCTCGTCAACGCGGACCTGCGGTTGCTCGCGCCGAAGATGGAGGACCGCGTGCGCGACATGCTCAACCGCGCCGCGACGAAGGGCTACGTCGCCACGGTCTACGAGACCATGCGCTCGCACCGGCTGGCGCGGATGTACCACGCGTTAGGTGTGAGCAAGGCAAACGACGGCTGGCGCACGTGGCACTTCTACGGGCTCGCTGTTGACGTGATCCACCCGACGCGCGGGTGGGCGCCGTGGGATGCCGAAGATCAGGGCGCGCAGGACTGGCGCGGCGTGGTGGTGGAGGCCGGGAAGGCGGCCGGGCTCGACTGGGGCGGCGACTGGCACTCGTTCAAGGACTGGCCGCACTGGCAGTTCGGGACCGTGAAGCCGTCGCCGTCCGATGAAGCGATCCGACTCTACAAAGAGGAAGGGATCGTGGAACTGTGGCGCGTGTGTGGTGCGCTATGACCACACTCGTCATCGCCCTCCTCACCCTCACCGTGCTCTACCTCGCCGGCCGCACGCTCGCGTGGCTCCGGGGCGCGCCTGAGCCGGGCGACATCACGTACCACTTCGGGTCGTGGATCGGTCGGCTCGTCGCGCGCATGTCCGACAACCCGCTCGGCAACTGGAAGCTGACGCTCGGCCGCCACTGCTTCGTGCGGGGCCACGAGATCACGAGCGAATCGCGCGCACACGAGTTCTCCCATTCGCTCGACATGCACCGGCTGTCGATTCCCGTGGCCGTCGCGCAGTGCCTGTACCAGTACGCGCGATACGGCTACCGCAACGCTCCCGTCGAAGTGGTGGCGCGGAAGTTCGCGACCATGAGTGCAGAGCAGTTCCCTTCTCTCTCAGTCCGATGACCGACAACGAATGGCGCTCGCGTTCGATCTGGTTTGTGCTGCGATGCTGCTTCGCGAGCGGATGGATGTCCGTCCGCTCGACGTGGGCCATGTACGCGCCGTGGCACGAACGCGCTGAACGCGACGCGAAACACGGGTACTGCAAAGCGCCGTGGTGGGCGTGGCCGCTGTGGGTGACGGTCGGGATGCCGCTGTTTGCCTTTGAACAGGCATACGGCTGTCATCTCGCGTTCGACCGGGAATGGCCATACTGGCCGCTCAACTGCGCAACGCGCATACATAACGCGGTTGGCGACTTCATCGAGCGTCATGTCGTCAACTTCTCGTATCTCGCGCCGGACTCTGGCGCCCCCAACGAAATCGGACTCCACTATCGCGCCGACCTGTTAACGCTTGACCGCGAGACGTACGAGTACGTGAATCGGCCGCGGGCCTACGTGTGGACATCGAGCGGCAGCACATCGATGTCGCTGCCGACACAGACGTTCTCCATCTCCCCGTGACCCCGCTCCCCGCCCTGCTCCGCCGCGTGGCCGCGTGGCCGTACGTGCGGGCCGTGGGCATCGGCATCGCGGGCGTTGCGCTGATCGCGTTCGCGGTCTGGCGGGACCGGGGCGCCAGTGAGCGCGAGGGCGCCCTGAAAGAGCGCGTCGCGAAGCTCCAACGAGACAGTGCGGCGTACGCACGGCAGGCGGCGCGCACCGATACCCAGTACATCACCGACACCATCCACCTCACGCGCGCAGTCACGCGCTACGAAACGCTCAGGGATTCCGTACTCATCCACCGTACCGATACGCTGCTCGTCGAGCGCTTCGTCACCGCATCGGACACCACCATCCGCGCGTGCCGCGTGGCGCTCACCACGTGTGAGACCCGTGTCGCACAGCGCGATTCCCTGCTCGCGCTCAGCGCCCAACAGCGCGCCACGGACGCCGCCTTGTTCCGCGTGCAGCTCGCCCGCGCGAACCCGCGGGTGCTGCCGTATGTGGAAGCGCTGGTGAATCCGTTCGCCGCGCAAACGATGGTGGCGCGAGGCGGCCTAGAAATACGCCTGTTCGGCCCGATTCGCCTCGTCGGCGCTCTCCAGTACACGACGGCCCCCCAGACCTTCACGCCCCTCGTCGGGGCGCGGGTGACGTTCTGAATGCCCGGTATCCACGACCGGCGAGCGAGGGCGGAGCCTCGCGGTTCCCATCGGCAGGCCCACATCGAACACAAGAGGACAGCATGGCTACGCGACTGCGGTTCCGGTGCCAGCACAAGGGCACGAACATCGGCTACGGCGAGAACAAGTTCGTCGGCACGGTGAAGCTCGGCCCCGTCATGCCGGACCAGAACGACCCGGCATACGAGGAGATGAAGCAGTTCTACACCTACACGCCCGGCGGCCAGATCGAGTTCGCGACGATCAACGAGCGCGCGCTGGCCGAGTTCGAGGTGGGCAAGGACTACTACATCACGCTCGAGCCGGCCACCTGACGATCTCCGAAGGCTCCGGCCGTTCCGCGTGCGCGGGTCGGTCGGGGTTTCGGCCCCTTCTGATGGATTAGGTATGCGACATCTCATTGTGCTGGTGTTCGCGCTCGCCGCCCCCTCGCTCCCCGCCCAAGCCCCCACGGCCCGCGACAGCGCGTTCGTGGCGCGCACGCGGATGGACATGGATACGCTGGCGCGGGATAAGAGCGCGCCGCAGTACTCGAAGCGCGCGCAGACCCGCATCCGCGCGCGGATGGATACCCTGTTGAGGGGGGCGGTGACTCCAGCCCCGACGCCGCCACCGGCGCCCGTCGCCTCGTTCGTGGTCGTGTGCGGGACCAACCTCACGTGCGCCTTCAACGCGGGGGCGAGCACGGGCGCGCGGATCGCGTACCAGTGGCAATCGTGCGGCGCGCTTCCCGACTGTTCGCCTGGCAACGTCCCGGCATTCTCGTTCCAGTACCCGCACGAAGGCCCGCGCACCGCGAGACTCACCGTCAGGGATTCCTTGGGGCGCACCGCCGCGGCCTCACGGACGTTCACGGTGCCGGCGCCCGTCGTGGTGCCGGTTGACTCGGTGGTCACCCCACCGCCGCCCGCGGATACCACGGTCACCCTGGCCACGCCGCCGGAGCTGCCGCGGAGTGTGCCGCCAGCGCTCCCCGCGTCCACCGGCACCACGATCCGCGTCGGAGTGGGCGGCGACTTGCAGGCGGCCCTGAATACGGCGCAGCCTGGCCAAACGATTGCGCTGGCGCGCGGCGCCACGTGGATCGGGAACTTCACTATCCCCGGCACCGCGTGCGGCGCGGGGACGATCACGCTCCGGACCGACATCCCCGATTCGCTGCTGCCCCCGGCCGGCAGCCGGATGACGCCGACGAAGGCGGCAGCACTCGCACTCGCCAAGATCCTCACGCCGAACACGGAGGCGGCGCTCCGCACCGCCGGCCCTGCGTGTAACTGGCGCCTGCTCGCTCTGGACCTCTCGGCCACCCCGACCGCCGCCCCCCGCGGCGTGCGGCAGAACTACGGGCTCCTCAAACTCGGCGACGGTGGATGGGTCGCTGGCGGCGACATCCAAAACACGCTGGCCCTCACGCCCCGCAACTTCTCCCTCGAGCGCCTGTACCTCCACGGGCACGACTCCACGAACACGTCGCGCTGTCTCGCGCTCAACTCGGCCGAGACCGCCGTCCGCGATTCGTGGCTCGACGACTGCCACGGCAAGGGATTCGACTCGCAGGCGATCGAGATGTGGAACGGCCCCGGGCCGTACCTGATCGAGAACAACACGCTCGCGGGCGCGGGTGAGAACGTGATGGCCGGCGGCGCTGATCCGGGTATCGTGGGGCTCTCGCCAAGCGATATCACGATTCGAAGGAATCACATCACGAAGCCCGTGAGTTGGAAAGGCGTCTGGACCGTCAAGAACCTCCTCGAGCTCAAGAACGCGCGGCGGGTGCTGGTCGAGGGGAACGTGTTCGAGAACAACTGGGTGGACGCCCAGGTGGGCATGGCGATCGTGATCAAGAGCACGACCGACTCGTGTGGGACCGGGTGTATGTGGGAGGGGACCACCGACGTGACGTTCCGGTGGAACGTGGTGCGGAACTCGCCGCGCGGGTTGAACCTGCAAGCCTACGACAACTCCTACGTCCCCACCGGGACCAATGTGCATGTGCAGCGTGTGTTGGCCACGAACAACCTGTTCACCGATATCGGCGCCGAAGGCGACGCGTGGCTCATGTTGCTGACGCATGACCTAAAAGACATCGCGATCACCCGTAACACGTTCCTGCACGCGCTCTCGGTCGGCACCACCCGCGGCGCGGCAGTAATGATGGACTACGGGCAGGGCCAAGCCCGCCG